CGCTAAAGTGAGGTTGTTAGTAAATAAAACTATTTTTGTTGGGTCTTCAGGTGTACTAACAGAAGGACAAGTAGTATCTGTTCCAAAACTTGAAAATTGGGGGACTCTTGCCTTACCTGATGGTTCATCACGAGTATATGCAGCACCAGCCAATAAAGCTTGTATACCACTTCTAAACTGAACATCAACATCTTTGACATCATATTGGGTAGGTAACATATATGTTGATAAAATACCATTTCCACCCGTTTCTGTGGCTGCTGCGACATAATTACCTGAGGATTGAACACTTGATGGTGGGGTACTTAACTCACCTCCTGGTTCACAAGAACACAATTCACAATTGGGATAAACTAACAATGGTAAATTTATATTCAATATTTTTTTATACAAATTGAACATATCGTCCATAATTTGATTAATCTCTTCAGGGTCAATACAATCAATAGGTTCCAAACCAGCACCTAACCAATTCAAAAAAGCGACAATTCCCGCAATAACATAACATATTGGTAAAACGATATATAAAATAACCCCAACAATAATTCCAAATACGAACCCTAAAATTGCAACCAAAGCAGCAACAATATGAATTATAGGAACTAAACCAAATAAAATTGGTTTAAAAATAAACATAGCCACAAGTGCTAACAAATACAATAAATCAAATCTATAATTTGCATCATTGTTTGGAAACTTTACGTTATCACTTTCACACGCATCATCTAAATTATTTTTTATTCCAACGAATTCATTCGGTAAAAATCCCCTTCTATATTGGTCAATTAGTTGTGATACAGTGTAAACTTTGTTAAAAGACATTAAATAAAATGTATCTTCGCAATTAATTGCAGTTTGAGGGTCAACATAATCATTCCAATCTAAACTAAAGGAATACGATTTTTTTGCTAATTCATTGTTTGGATAAAAGTTTGGGTCAATAGTTGGTGGTATTGATAATGGGTTAGTTATCCAATCTTGTATAACTAAGGGGTCTTTGTCCACATTTACTTCCCAACCATATTCTCTAACATTTGGAACTAAGAAATAACCTCTTTTTATGTCCTCAGACAAAGTAGGTGATTGATTCCATTTAATTTTAAATCGATATTTTCCTCTTGTCGGAATACCAACTTTTGGGTCATTAGAAATTACTCTTTCACCAAACTCATTAGTTGTGACATAATCTAAATTCATAGGTACGTCAACCAACCAAGCACCATTATCGTCAATAACTTGACCTCCTGATTCCAAAGGGAAAGTTTCTAAAACAGGTCTTCCTGTATCATCATTAAATATTGTTTGTCTAATTGCTAATATTTCACCAGGGCCTGCAACTAAGTTACACAAATCACCACTTCTTAATTTTGGTCTGCATCTCTGAGTTTGAAATTGGTCGTTACCATTTGAGAAAATACTACCCATAAAAATTGCTGTTGGCGTAATTTCTATACCTGATTCCTCTGTAATATCGAAATCAGTTCTTGTAATTCCAATAGTACAAACTTCAGGTTGACCCCACAATGGCTCAACATTAATTGTTCTATTAAGTGTTATTATTTGTGGTAATGTATTTAGGTCGGTCGATGTTCTGAATTCTGTACCAGCAACTTGAGATTCGGTCGCAACACCCAATCTAATTAAATCTTGGGGTGATAATGAAAACTCACCAATATCAGATAAGTCAATATCAACGTGAATTGTTTGAGTACCTAATGGAACACCAAATATTAAAAAGTCCCCACTATCATTTGTTTTTACCGTAAATTTATAATATTTGTCGTAAACTTCTATTAAATTTGGGTCTGTAAGTACATCTATTCTGTCAGGAAAAGAACCAGTCGGGTTATGTCCACTATGTGATTTAACATAAGGTAATAGATTATATCTATAACCATCTTCATTAGTATCACTTAAAAGTTTATAGGGATATAAATCAGATATAATAGGATTGTTTTCATCCTCATTGGATAGAGGGATGAAAATAGACACTTTACAATTTGGTAAACCGAACCCTGAATTAGCGGTAATTCTTCCAGCAACAACACCATAATCTGAACATAATCTAGTGTAAATTTGACTTTGAAGAATCTTTAATGAAAGGATTTCTAATTGTTCGAAATCTTGTTCTAATAGTACATTTACGTACTTATCCTTACCGACTTCGGTTCTTATTCTATATGATTGAGACATTAATTATCTTTTGAAATAAATAGTTTATACGTTCATTTCAAAAAGATAATTCAATACAATTCAAAATAAATCTTTACGAAAAATTGACCGTACTCAAATTCTTAACACGCACACTAATATCTTTACCAGGATATCTTACTTGATAAGTTTGACTAGGTTCTGCAAAAATTGTGTCATCTATTAATTCAATCTGTTTAGTTTCACTATCTGAATACCTTTGTGATGTTTGAGATGATGAATATTCACCACCTACTTTATTAAACACCGATATGTTTGATAGAGTTATTACACCATTCTGTGATTGTAATATTCTTCTTAATTCTGATATATTAACATTTTCACCTAAGTTTCTAACTGAAGGTGACATAAAATTAGTTACATTATCAACGATTTGAGTTATTACGGCACCTTGATTCTGACTATTATCTAAAACAACATCTATCGTAAATGCTAAGTCGATTACATTCGCAGTTTCGATAGAAATGTAGTCATTAATCATTCTATAATTCGATAAGTAATTAGCTACGTTATTTTTGAGTGTGTTTGAAACCACCTCAGTCAATCTACCAGTTTCATCATAAGACAACATTTTAATTTTAATTTTATTGTTCTCCTCTGTGATTGTAACCTTGGCTGGTGCTCCAAATTGTGAAGGCATTGTTCTTATTAATGATTCATAATCATTAATTGTAACAGCTCTGTTTTGTGCTGAAAAGTTGAATGTCACTAAATTTCTTACTTCTTCGGTAGTTGGTGCTGGTGCTCCTCCAATTGCTGCAGTGACATTTGTACAAGACAAAGAATTAATTACACTTGTATTTACCGAAGTTGAAGGTCCGTTGACATTAAAGTTTATTGTACCTATCTGAGTAATTACGTTTACGCCTAAATTACTTCCAGTACCTCCACCTATTCTATATTGAATGAATAGTGTACTATTAGCTTTCAATGTACTACCTAAAGCAAAGTTGTTTGAATATTTGTATAAGTTTAATTCAAAACCATTTCTAGCAAATTCTCTTAATTGTTCGTCTGCTGATTGACTACCACCACCAAAAGTTAATTTACAGAAACCCTCAGGTGTAAATTCTGATATAAATTTTGTATTTGTTTGAACATATTTTCCTACCTTAATACCAGGATTGTCAGATACTTTGGTTGGGTCTTCGATGAATACCCTATCTTCAACCAATGCTTTAACTTCATACCATCTATTTTCTAAACCTAAAAATTCTTCAGCTGTAGGGACATTTGCATATTGAGTACCATCTTTAAGTAAAACACTCGTTACACCTAAAACGTTTCTTTCGGGTAAAAACAACTCAAAAAAAGGTTTTATGTCATTTGCGGTAATAACTCTCTTGAATACCTTTGTAGTACCATTTACTACAGTTTCTCGTTTTACTATGGTGTAGTTTAATAATCTATTATTAGAATCAAAATTTGGTATTTTTAATCTATTTGGAACACCATCCGAACTTATTGGCGAAGCAAAATCAATATCACTCACAGTTTCAAAAACTTGACCAGCCCCATTAACCTGAGACCCTCTCCTTAAAATACCACAATATCTTAAGTCCTCAGTATCACCATAAACAGGCACTGTTATTGAGAAATCAACCAATGCCACAGAAGGTCTTTGACCAGGTACTTTCAGTCCATAAGTTCTTGCTATATTAAAAATGGAAGACCTTTGTTGTGCATATTGTAGTACGGTTTCTTGTACACTTCTATCTATATTGTATTGTAAGTTATCTGAAACCGCAGCATTTAAATCCAATAGAGCCGAAAATATTGAGGCATCATTGAAATTATCAATTAGGTCTGGGTAATATGTTCTTGTAAAATTAATAAGTTCCGTTCTTATGGATTGGAAATCTCTGGTTGTATATGATATTTTTTTGTTAGCCATAGAATTATATATTAATAATTACAAAGTCACTACTTTCAAAAGCAGTATCAGTTGATATGTAGTCAATTTTTATTTTTGCTGTGTGTTCCATTTGTCCAATACCTGGTACTCTAAACTCTCTTTGGTTATCTTCATTTATGTAGTATCCTTTATCTTCTTCACCCTCCGAGGCAGGTGTTATAGTCACATTTGTTATTGTTATACCAGGTATGAATTCCGCAACAGAATCTCTAATTTCTGATTCTAAATCAGAAAAAGTAGGACCATCCAAAGGTTCGAATAGATACTCATATAATCTTGTTCCAAAGTCAGGTAAATAATATCTTGTACCTTTTCTAGTTAACAA